TTGTCAGCGTGACGGTGAGCACTCTGTGGAAGAATCCCTGCAGAGCATTGCCCATGGAGATGAGAGGACCTGCCACTTTTGTCAGCGCGGACCTTCCGATATTGGCAAGTATTCCGCCTGTCTTCAGTGCGGCATTTCCTGCCATTGTCAGAATGTTATATGTATGCCTTACGGCAGAACCGAGGGATTCCCAGAATGCACCGGATACATCAAGTTTGCTGTTCTGTTCTTCCAGTGCATTGTTTGTCTGCTGGATTTCCTGCAGTCGTTCCTTTGTCTTTCCGCCGCCCCTCAGACCGGCAGTCTGCTGAGCAAGAAGTGCTTCTCTTGTCTTTCCCTGTGCGGCATAGAATGCATTCTGTTTATCCCAGTCAAACGGAGCACGGTCTTCATATGTTTTATCGGCCTGTGATGTATGAACCTGTGATGTCTTCTGATTGAATTCATCCCATGAATCCTTCAGTTTGCTGAGCTGTTCGTCCTGGTTCTCAAGACTCTGTTCAAGTACCTTGCTGGCTTTCCCGGATGCCGTGTCGAACAATCCCTGAGCGCCTTCCTTGGCGGCATTCAGTTTGTTCTTCAGATTGCCGAGTGCAGTGCCTGCAGCAGAACCTGCACCTAGTGCTTTTCTGAATGCACCAAGTGCCTGCGATGCCGTGAGAACAGCCTTGCCGATATTGTCCGCATCCTGCACGATCTTCTCACCATGCAGTCCGTCTCCGGCAATGATCTGAACTGCGGCAAGTGCTTTGGAAAGCTTGTTCAGACTTGATACAGCTTTACCTATGTTGACTTTCACATCAGCCTGCAGTCCGGTAATCTTTACCCCATCAGCCATAGCGTACCTCCTTCCTTATTTAATAAGGGAAGGTTATTATTCCTTCCCTTTGGATTTATTCTGCGATTTAATGCTTCTTTTCATGAAACCCAGAATCCTTGCCTGTGCTTCCCTGGCCTTCTGATTCTCAATATCCTTGAGCATCTTATTGTTGATCGGATATGGTTCCTGTGTGTACTTCTGAGGAGTGGAACCCTTCTTTGCAAATGCATTGGAGAGTACCACCGCAAATGCATCATGCACATACAGTCCCTGTATCCACATCATCTTATTCTGCTCGATCTGCCGGTATTCATGAGCATGCCGGTAATCAGCACACATCTCTGCTTCACCATCCCAGTACTGCTCATATGTCATTCCGATTGAGATATACCATGGTGCCAGTTCATGAAAGATATCCGAGCATGATTTGTGTTTCTGCTCGGAAGAAGACAGCTCGGCTAAATCTTCTTCCAGGTCGCCTTTTTTTCCGGCTCGGTCGGTTCATCGAACATCGCATTCAGCGGAGCCTGATATTCATCAATCAGTGCCACAAGGAGATCATCCTTTTCTGTGATACTGTTGAAGATCTCATTTACCAGTTCTTCTTTGATTCTCGGATGATGCATCAGGAATGCCCCGCGGAAGAACATCGGAACGAATGTTGCCGGTTTGGACATTACCTGTTCCAGTACGAATCCCTGCTTTTCCATCTGCTGAACTGTTCTGCGGGAAAATCCCAGTGTGTAAACCTCGTCTTTGTACTCAATCTGAATCATTATAATTCTCCTCTCCTTTGAGATATTGAGCCGACCGGCAGAGTCGCACTGCCGTCAGTCTGTTATCGGCATAAAGCGGAGACTGTGCTCCGCATTTGATTATTCTGTGATTCTTGCCCAGGCAGAAGTCTTGGTGATATTGACAACCATGTCACGGGCTTCGTTGACACCTGCACCCGGCAGATAGTAATCAACGGTACCCTTACCACCGAACTTGCCGAGGTCACCTGTCGGTGTGGCTTTGCCGCCGATAGTTGTCGGTTCAGTTCCACCGAACCAGATGGCAAGATCCAGTTCCTGGCCTTTCAGACCTTCGATCTTCTCGATGTCTTCGAGGGAATAGTTGCATGTAAACGGCATACCATCGGAAGCACCTTCACCGATTCCGTCCACGAACACCCTTTCTCCATCACTTAAACTGGTGACATCGATCTTCTCTTTCTGAGAGATGATTCCATCCGGTGTGTCTTTGATGTCAATGAGCTTTGTCCAGGTAGAGACTTCTCCGCCCTTGTACATCAGAAATGTTTTATATGTTGAAGACGGCATTTTTTTACCTCCTGTAATAATGCTCTTCAGATGCTATTCCTTCATAACGAAGGATATAGCGATCAATGTTCTCGTCATGGACATCGTTTGTGTATACAGTTCCTTCAGAAGGATTGTAATTACGGATGAATGCAGTCCGTGTGAAGTTGATGTGTCTCATCACGGCATCGACCTGCTGTGCGATCTGCTTGCATTCATACTTTCTGCCCATGACTTTATTGGAATAGATATCAAACTGATACATCAGTAACGCATATTCTTCATCTGCTTCCTGTGTTTCCCTTCTCGGAAGACTGTTTGTCTGCTGCATATAAATGCAGGGAAATTTCGCCGGAGCCTGGATCATGTCCGTGATGATATCCACATCATCTGAAATATAGTTCCGGATAAGGTTGTATATTTCAGTTTCCTTGTCGATCATGCGAACACCTCCTGAGCGATCTTGGCGATCTTCCTCTCGATTTCATTTATAGCTTCAGCCATGCCTGCGCTTGCCGGGTTACCGTATGTATGGGTAAACCCTTCCTTCTTGTAGGACTCCTCGGTCCCGTATGGGGGATTAGGACCGGGAGGTCCTTTATACAGCCAGCCACTGCGGTTCAGACCTTGTGGTCCATATGAACCCGGGGCAAAGCCGTATTCAAACTGATGGGAGTTCGCAAACGCAATACCCGTTCCGAATTCCATGAACAGTACCGTTTCGCCTTCTGCTTTGATACCGGCTGACCAGACATCATCTGCAAGTGATACAGGTACCACATCACACTGATAGTCTTTCAGTCCGGCATACTCGGCACGTTCGTAATTGAAGTTCAGAAGAGTCAATCCTTCTTCTGACATCTTCTGTGCGAACACTCCGGCACATTCGGTAAGCCACCGTTTATACTCTTCCACTTCCCGGTACAGGTTGTCCCAGGACTTCCCATCGAAGGCATCAACGGTGATCTTTTTATCCTGCATGGACGTTTGCCTGAGCACACTGCAGTGTGGCACTGTTCAGCGTCCGGGCGACTCGTCTGACTTCAAAGTCAAACGGTTCATCCTTCAGCGGATCAGTGTATACCCACAGCACTGTCTCTTCGTCAATCGGTGTATTCGGGTCTTCCAGGGTAATGTTGATATCGTAACTGACGATACTGCCAAATTTTTCCACATTGGCGAAACCGGACGGGGCTGAGACATTGCCCCAAATCTCGACCGGTTCCATCCTTGCCGGATAGTACTGACCGGTGCGGTTTCCATCGGGATCTATGTACTCCACACGTTCAGTACTGTTCAGCTTTGCGTAGTAGAATCTGACTTTGTTCCGCTTAAGCTGTTTCATCTGATTGCTCCCGCAAAGGGAACGATCTCATCAAGCAGACTGTTCGGAACATCCCCACTTTCGTAGTAACGATACACATTGTTCTCATTGTGCTGGACTTCGCCTTCCGCCCCTCTCTTATTCAGAAAGTATGCGGCGATTCTTACCTGCAGATAATCATATCTTGTAGGAAGGATGGTTCCGTCAGCGCCGAAGGGATACAAGCGATTCAGAATTACTGATTCTGCGTTTTCTAATGCGACAGACAGAATGTCATCATCCGTTTCATCAGTCATGCTTTCCAGCAGTGTTTTCTTTACAGCGTCTTCCATTCTGTCTCTCCTTTATGATTAAGCCTTAACGATCTTGCGGGCCTTTGTTGCATCGGTCAGAGCTGCAACATAGTACTTACGGGCATAAGCCGTGTTCTTACGGGTGTTAGCATCTCTTTCCTGTTCAACCTCTGTACCTGTCTTGACATACAGTGTCAGAGCTTCCTTGACGGCGAAGTTGATTGTGCCGGCTGTAGCTGCGTTTGTAACATACAGGTTTGTACCAGCGACTGTGCCGATGTAACCTTCTCTTGCAAAGCTTTCGTTATACTTGAGATCGTCTTTCAGTGCCTTACGGACTGCAGCGAGATCTGTCGGATGAACGAATGCGAATGTAGCCGGAGCACCTGCATCTGTAGCTTCAACGCCCAGGGCTGCCTGTGCATCAACGAATGCAGAGAAGTAATCTGTGCCGGTAACAGTAACGGACTGAACCAGGTCGTCATTCAGTTCGGCCATGACATCCTTGTTCATTGTGTTGAACAGGTCTGTAGCCATGTGGCGTGTACCTGTGGTGACGATGTTAGGATCCGTCATCGCTTCTTCGTCGTACCATACAAAGGAGTTCTGTCCGAGGATGATCTCTTTCTCCTTCGGTGTCATGGAAACAGAGATGTGCTTTGTGTTACCCTCTGTAACCTTCAGCTTTTCTGTTCCGTCTGTTGCTGTATAGACATTTACGATGACCTTCATGCCAGGTCTGCCAACAAGGTTGTTATCAACCTGGAAGAAACGGGCGAGGTCATACTTTGTCAGAAGCTGATTTTCAATTTCTGTCTCAAGGAAGAAATTATCATAGCCTGTATTGGCTGAGAATCTGTCTGTGCTAGCCATGTGTATTGGCTCCTTTCTTTATTCTGAGTAAATCTGCTTGTACTCATCCGGATGTTCCTGATAGAACTTCAGTCTTTCCGGTCCGGACATTTTGCGAAGGTCTTCCTTCGTATAAACCTTTGTACCGGTTCCGCCTTCCGGCGCGCTGATGTTCTTCATAGCATTCGCAAGAGTCTGCTTCTGTGTGTCCTGTACAAGATTTGTGACAAACGATTTCAGATTCGATGTCACCTTCTTGAGGTCACCATCGACCAGTGCAGTTGCAGTTTCCATTGCAAGATCTTCACCAAAGCCGAGACCGATATAATCGGCATACTGGGCATTGATATCCTTCTCGCGTCTGTAGGATGCCACCTCCGCTTCAAGGGAGCTGATGCGTTCGGCACGTTCTGCTTCTGCCTGCTCTTCTGCGGTCATGCGGTCTTTCAGCTTGGTCTTCAGCTCCGCAATCTCGCTGTTTCTCTTGGAGATCATGTTCTTCAGAGACTTCTCCGATTCGGATGTATCTGTCTGAGACAGCTTTGCCTGGATTGCGCTGACCAGGTCATCCTCGGTGAGGTTCTCATTCAGTTCGATTCCCAAAAGTTCCTTAAGTGTTGCCATTCTGTTTTCTCCTGCGTTTTAATGACTTCCCTGTCAGTTGCGTTTTAATGACTTCCCTGTCATGTATTTCGCCGGGCAATCCCGGTTATTACCATGTGAATGTCAGCCAGCAGCGGCAGTTTACGTTATTTGCCACATTGCTGAATCCGCCGGGGAACATTGCCGAGTCTCCATCAAATGTGTAGAACCTTGATGTGACCGGCACCTTCATTCCGCCGATGTAGTCATGTGTCTCACGGACACGGTCATCTTCCATGGTGTTCCAGACTTTTCGGACAATTCTGTGGGACTCCTGCTGAATGTCTTCAGCCTGCTGATACCCACCTGTCTCAAAGTCTCTGTGTTCCTCTGTGGTGATCACTCTTGCAAGGGACTCGGTATCCATTGACCGGACATATTCCCGGACACGGTCCCGGACATCCTTGCCTTCAAATTTCTTGAAGATCACTTCTTCCTGCCATTCATCCCATCCGAGCAGGTAGTAGTCCGTCCAGTCCCAGTCAAGGTCTGCACAGGTCTTCTTCCTTCCCCGGATGTATGCATCTGTCAGATAATCAACGACATATTCAACGATTTCATCCTCTGAATAATTCAGAAGGAGATGTTCTGCGAGAGCATGGATCTCATCGAATTCTGCGATATACATAAAAGAAAAAAGGGATACACAGCCTTAGCTGTATACCCCTTTGGGCTTCCTTTATAATTCCTGGTCGGGATTCTCTTTAGATGCGACTTTTCGCTTTACTTCGACCACTACTATTTTACCATGCTCAATCTTTACTTCTGCGGGATTCTCATGAACGAACAGAATCGTCCGCAGTGCTTCTATCGTCTTCGGAGACAAAGTACGTCTGCTCATTAGCATCTTCTCCTTCCTCTTCAGGATGTTCGGCAAACCATTCCATTGACATCTGATATGCCATTTCCGGATCCACGAACATGTCACATGCCTGGAATGCAAGACGCGGATGGATCTTGTTGTTGGCAAGCATCGTTGTCAGCACCTGAGACTTGGTGAGGATGTTGTTGTGGTTCCACCTGTCAATACGGATATCAATATCACCGATTTTCAGACCGAATGACTTCGTGAATGCATTGCACATCCGCAGGACGATCTTCAGGAATTCCTTCTCAGATTTCTTGAACATCAGCTCTGTGGATTTCGCTCTTGTCGTTGCGGCACCCCAGCCGTCACGGAGTTCCACTGCAATACCGTTGTCAGATGTTCCGCCGCTCGAGCCGGAACGGTTCGGCATTCCGCAGATCACCAGCACCATGTTGTACATGTGATCAACATATGTCTGAACACCGGACTGATTCAGCTCTGATGTGATGTAATTCAGAGATGCCTTCATATCCGGAGAGATGTCCTTGTATTTGATGGCACCACTGGCTTTGAATTCATTGAATTCTTCCAGGGTGATATCCATGTTGTGGAATTCCAGGTATGCCTGCACGAACTTGTCGACATTATCCTGCCGGTCGGATGCAGTATCATTGATAGCATCAAGCAGCGGCAGAACCTTTTCGAATGCTCCCATCCGTTCCGTGTTCAGCGGATACTCGATGATCGGAACATATCCAAGCAGGTATTCTTCCTTGAATTCCATCTGCATCGGATCGGAGATCTTGTAATGGGCATACGGTGTGTAGCAGTCAAAGATCTTGATACCGGCACCGTCCAGCCCAGGCTTCAGGGCAATGGTCACGCCCATCAGCGGCTTATGACCGATCTTGTTAGAGCGGACAACGAATGTCAGTCTCGGATCCAGCGTATACAGTTCAAACGGTGCGTCATCGGAATAATCATCATTCTTGAAGAATGTATCCGGCAGCACCATTCTGTAGCCGACACCACAGACATGCATCCAGTTCACCAGTTCACGGTCCTTGGCGTCCTTCTCTTCGGAATAAACATATTCATTCAGCCGGGAGATGTCTTCTTCGGAAGCCTTCTCGGTTCTTGCGACATACTGCACAGGAGAGCCGAGGAAGTAACCATCCTTGAAATCAACGATCTCGGCAGCGTGGTTTTCGACAATTTTGTTGCAGATGGTATCATCGATTTCCTTCACTCTGCGGAGAACCGGCTGGTTTCCCTTGTAGTAGTTCCACAGGTAGTCAATCTGTGTCTGGTTGATCATATGCACATTCAGAGCTTCCTGCAGTACAGGGATGATATTGTCATCCGTGATTTCCTCAGCGTCAGTATAAATAACCTTGCGGCCGACATATAACGGATTATATACAGGTGTTTTGTTGCTTTCGGACATAATACCCCCTGTTTTCTCATTTTCAGTTTAGTAAAAAGTTACCTTATTAAAAAGACAAAAGTCGATATCATCAGAACGGACGGTGCATAATCTCAATATTGTTCGATGACCACTTGAATGCCATCATGGATGCTCCGGCAAGAGAGTCCGGTGCGTCATCGTGCTTGTTGCCGCCCTGGATTTTAAAGGAATACACGTTCTGCATGAACAGCGAATACTCTTTCGGTCGCTTGCCGTCCTCAAGGAAGATGAACCGTTCTTTGATATCGGGTGATTGGTCGAAGATCCTCTGTTCCTTGGCTTTGTTGTTTTGTGCCGGGGATGTCGTGATCGTGATGTGGTAATCCCCGCAGCAGTCATTGATCCCTTCAGCATAGTCCTGCGTCATCTTGTTGGCTTCCACCTTCATGACATGACAGTTGAACCGTTTTGCGGTCTGAACAAGAAGCGGCTGGGTGATGCGCTTGTCCTCATTGGAATACACCACACCGGGGATATAGATATCATTGCCGTACTGGACACAGACAGGACTGGCAACAAAGTCCCCTCCGCCCCATGCCGGGTCCACAAACATGAAGATGCGGTCGGGTTCTTCTTCGGGAAGGACTCCATTAAAGTACCGCATGTCCTTGGCATCAAACACAGTTCCCTGCCGTTCGATTGGTTCCTGCATGTACTGGGCAAG